GAATTTAAAGACAATTTCTTTGGCGGCACGCGCTCAAACCGATACAGAATATCTGGATCATTTCCAACTGGGGGTGGATTTACAGATTTTCACGTTAGAGCGACAACAATACCACAGGCCGCATCTCGCACCATAAGTTATGATTATTTTGGAAGAAAGTACCACTACCCAGGTGAAAAGGATTATGGCACATGGTCATTCGTTGTCTGGGACGACACGGGAAACAATAACTTATGGGGAAGATTTCAAAAATGGCAGGATTTTATTAATAATCATGATACTAATATCTCTGCTATAAACTCTAGAGACTATAAAGCAGACAATTGGAATATACAGCACCTTGATTTAAATGGCAATCCCAACCCTTTAAAGCAATGGACCTTAAACGGCTGTTGGCCTGCCGGAATACAGCCCATTAACCTAAACATGGGCAATCCAAACGTGTTAAATACTTTTAACGTGATAATCGTATTCGACTACATTCAAATTAAGGATATCACGGCAAACATATAAGGTGACATATGGAAATTGATTTATTTGGCTTTCAGTTTGGTAAAAAGAATGAGACTCAAAAAGAAAAAGAGTCTCAAAGTATTCAATCGTTTACTGCACCAGAAGTTTATGATGGTACGGTAACCGTTGAAGCTGGTGGATTTTTTGGAACGGTTCTCGATTATGCTGCTAGCATGCGAGACGAGCAAACTTCCGTAATTCAATATCGTAACATGTCAGTCTATCCTGAATTGGATAATGCAATAGACGAGATTGTAAATGCATCAATAGTTCCAGGAACAGATCAACGTCCAGTTAAAATTGATCTATCTAACTGCCCAATTTCGGATAATATCAAAAATAAAATCTATAGAGAATTTGATAAAGTATTGCATCTGCTAGACTTTAATCATAAATCTTATGAAATTTTTAGAAGATGGTATATCGATTCTAAGATTTATTATAATTTGGTAATCGATAAAGACCTTCCCATGGAAGGAATAAAAGAAATCATTCCAATCGATCCTCTGAAGATCAAAAAAGTAAGAAAATTAAAGAAAGAAATGGATAAAGGGGCAAATGGAACTCCTGTCCAATTGGTAAAGGATATAGAAGAATTCTACGTCTATACGAATACCGACAAAGAATCATATATCATGACAGGACCTCAAGGTCTTCATCTTTCCCTTGATAGTGTCGTTTATGTGCCTTCGGGGTTGGTTGATCTCAATAGCAAGCGCGTACTTGGATATCTCCACAAAGCCATCCGCCCACTAAACATGTTACGGCAGATGGAAGACGCTTTATTGGTTTATCGTATTGCTCGGGCACCAGAGAGAAGAGTCTTTTATGTTGACGTAGGTCAGTTACCAAAACAAAAAGCTGAACAGTACATGCGCGACATGATGAGTCGTTTCCGTACCCGATTAATTTACAATCAAGACACCGGTGAAATCAGAGACGAAAGAAAGTTTATGTCGGTTTTGGAAGACTATTGGCTACCTCGGAGAGAGGGTTCCAGAGGAACCGAAATCACAACACTCCCAGGTGCACAATCTCTTTCGCAGATTGAAGATGCGGAATATTTTAAGAAAAAGCTCTATGGTGCATTGAACGTTCCTCTTAGCCGTCTGCAACCAGAGAGCAATGGCTTTAACATGGGTCGGTCTACAGAAATTACTAGAGAAGAAATTAAATTTTATAAGTTTGTAGATCGGCTCCGTTTTCAATTCTCCAAATTGTTCATGGATACCCTCAGAGTTCAGCTGTTGTTGAAGGGAGTCATGACCGATGACGACTGGAGAGAACTAAAGACGGATATTAAATTTGTATTCAATACAGACAATTATTTCTGGGATCTCAAAGAAGCTGAAATCTTGGCAGAACGGCTTAAGATGCTTTCTTATGTTGAACCTTATATTGGAAAATATTTCTCCACAGATTATGTAAAAACTCAAATTTTGAGATATTTACCAGAAGAGCTGAAAGAATTAGAAAAACAAATGGCCACGGATCGTCAACGAATTGCCCAAGAACAGGCAGCTCTTGCCGCTCAACAGGCCGCACAAGGACAACCACAGGGATAACATGAACAACGTAACAGACTTACTAATCAAGCATGGGATTGAAGGATTAATTTTGGAGGATGATAATTCATTTAAACAAAATTTAATTCAAGCTCTCACCATGAAGCTTAATGAAAATTTTAAAGAATTAAAATTAGAGGTAAGTCAAAAATTATTACAATCAACAAAAATTACCGAAGAGTCAGAACATTTAAATAAGTTTGTTGAGTTTATTGAAAATTTTAAACCAGGAAATTATACATTTAAAAATGCATCAAATCTAAATATTTCCGATTCAGATATACAATATATCAAAAAATTATTTGAATCGCTGAACCCAAAAAATCGAAATTTAATGGTTTCAGAGATATTTGAAGACAAAACAAAATTTGTACAAACTTTAGAGTTTGCCAAAAAAAGCAAGAACCTACTATGAAAAACAATATCCGCCAAATGCTAAAAAATGTTATTGAAGAAAATGCTGTAAACTTCAAGGACCAGACTTCCAAGGTTCTTTACGGTAAAGTTGGAGCTCGTCTTCAAGAACAATACAAGACAGTTGCCAAGAAAATTCTTTCAAAGAAAGACGCCTAATGAAGCTTATCACCGAGTTAACAGAAGACATCAAATACATTAAGGAAAATGTAGGCAACGGAGAGAAGACATACTTCATTGAAGGTGTTTTCATGCAAGCCGAAACCAAAAACCGCAATGGGCGCGTCTACCCACACAACACCTTGTTAAAGGAATGCAAGAGATATATCAACGAATATGTTAACAAAGGTCGTGCTCTCGGTGAACTAAACCACCCGTCTGGTCCAACTGTAAACCTTGATCGTGTTTCACACATCATCAAGGAATTGCATGAAGACGGAAAAAACATCTACGGTAAAGCCAAAGTTTTAGACACCCCAATGGGAAAGATTGTCAAAAATCTCATAGATGAGGGTGCTCAACTTGGAGTTTCAACACGTGGAATGGGATCTTTGAAGAGCCGTAACGGTTATCAAGAAGTTCAAGAGGACTTTATGTTGGCCGCAGTAGACATCGTTGCCGACCCATCTGCACCAAATGCCTTTGTCAACGGAATCATGGAAGGGCGTGAATGGATGTTTGTTGATGGTGTTTGGCAAGAGCGCCAGGCATCTGCTGCACGTAAACTAATCAGAGAATCCTCTAAAGCAGATTTAAATAAGAACATTACCAAAGTATTCAAAGACTATTTTAGAAGCCTAGAATGATACCAACCTTACCAACACAAGCCACAAAGTATTTGGTGGAGTCTTTAGACAAAAGAACCACCTGTTCTCCAAACAAAGAATTAAGAGATTCTTTGGTTGAATATTATGGTGGTGGGTGGGGGTACCCAGGTTCTACTGAGGAAATAGTAAAGGGTGCCAACCAAATGCCTCAGTATGTAAAAGGCGAATCTCCAAAAGAGATAGCACAAAAAAAGAAAAAAGAAAAAGATCAAATGACTCGTGCCGCTTCGGGTGGCTTTGGTGCCGGTGGTCCCACTGGAAAGCCAAATGACAAAGGACCAACAAACATATTATTTGGTGATACAGAAGAAGATGACTGGGGTGCAGGTGCAGCGGCGGCTGCATATGGAATTGGAAAAGGTTTAGAAACATTTGCCGACGTGACTGATGCTTTGGGTGCAAATGCAATTGCAGATAAAGTTGGCTTACAAAAGCTTCTCCCTTCAGGCGGTGGATTCTGGGGAAATGTTGGTGGGGCACTTGTTTCTAAAGCCGTTTTGGGTGTTCCAAAATTGGCCTCTAAACTTGCCCGCCAATTGAGTGATTTGTCTGGGGCAAGTTGGTTTGATGCAAATGTTGGAAATATCGCACAAAACCAATTAAATTTAGTCGCGCAGGGTGCTGGTAGATTCCCCGGCGTGGTTCCTGGACCCAAGAAGACCAAGACAGAACCATGGAACCCCAATAGAGACAGAGAAGCTGCAATCAAAGCGGCAGAAGAACAAGAACGTATAGGAAATTTGCGTTCAAAGGGTTACGTTATTCCGTAATTTTCAATTTTAAAAAGTACTAAATAATTTACAAGGATTCCTTTAACATGAAAAAGAAACTCAATAAGAATATTTTTGAACAAGCTGCTCCAATGGGTGGCTATGCCATGTCCAATGGCGGTTCCGATATGGATACATCTGGTCGCGGATCTGCCATTCCAACTCCAGTTGATTTTGGTGGTGCTGCAATGATGCAAGCCCGTACCCCAATCAACGGCATGGGTCAACCAGCAATGGCCGCTCCAGTTTCAACTCAAGCCCAAGAAGAGGCCGAGAATGAAGAAGTTGGACCGGAAATGGAAGAACAAGAAGAGGAAGAAACTCCGACCGATGAAGCCATCGAAACAAACGAGGAAGCAAAAGCGCAATTCCGCAATGCTTTGATTTCTCTTCTCGGAGAAGATGTCTCTCCTTCACTAGTTGGTCAACTTGAAGCAATTTTTGAGGCAGCAGTCACCGACCGCGTCGAAAGAACAGTTGCCCAGATCGTAGAAAACGTTGACGGCAATGTCAAGACTTACTTGGATAACGTCACAGAAGCTCTCGTTGAAAAGGTAGATGACTATCTTGACTACGTTGTAGAAGAGTGGATGACCGAGAATGCAGTTGCCGTCGAGCAAGGCATCAAGACACAGATTGCCGAAAACTTTATCGGCGGTTTGAAGAACCTTTTCGAAAATCACTACATCGACGTTCCTGCCGAGAAGTACAATGTTCTTGATGAACTTTATGCTTCTAACCGTGATCTCGAAACCAAGCTCAACGAAGCAGTCAAGTACAATATGGATCTCAAGAAAGAAGTTTCCCTCACAGAGTGTGCTGGAATCTTCGTTGCTGAGACCAGAGATTTGGCAGATACCCAAGTTGCCAAGCTTCAATCCTTGATGGAAAATGTTTCTTTCGCAGGACCCGAAGAATACCGCGAAAAGCTTGTCGCTATTCGTGAAAATTACTTAAACCAACGCAGCGCCCCAGCTCGGGTCGTTGAACCAGAACAAACTTTTGCCCCGGTCAAGCAAACCCCCTCAACTCTCGTTGAGAGCTATGTCGGTGCTTTAGGTAGAATTAATAAGAAAGTCTAAAATTTAGTTTTACTAAATAATTTCAACTCACTAGGAGATAATAACTACAATGAATTTTCAAGAAAATACCCCCTATGACATTCTCACCGAAAAGTGGGATCCTGTCTTAAGTCACGAGGCTCTTCCAAAGATCCAAGACGAATATCGTAAGAAGGTTACTGCCGTTCTTCTCGAGAACCAAGAGCAAGCCCTTCGTCAACAACACCTCATCGAAGACATGGGTGGCAACGCCAACCTCGGTGGTCCAGCCTCGTCTTCTGGTTATAATACCGGCCAAGTCTCTGGTTACGACCCAGTCCTAATCAGCTTGATCCGTCGTTCCATGCCAAACTTGATGGCCTATGACATCTGCGGCGTTCAGCCAATGACTGCCCCAACCGGCCTCATCTTTGCCATGCGCGCCAACTACCAATACGCTGGTACTGGCAAGACCTACGGTCAATCCGGCTATGCCGAAGCAATGTTCCAAGAACCACAACCCTCTTACGGTGGCTCTGGTTGGACCTTGCCATTCGGTTACAACGGTTTGTCTGCTGGCTTCGGTGCAAGCTATGGTTTCAGATCTTCTATTCAGCCAACCGCAAATGCTCTTGGTGCCCTTCGTGGTATCTTGACTGCAAACGGTGAAGGTATCGGTAACAACACTGTTGTCGGTGCTTCTGGTTTCTATCAACCAAATAGTTCCAATTCATATGCATCGTGGAACCAAATGGCCTTCTCCATCGACCGTGTTGCAGTACAAGCTCGTACCCGCGCTCTGTCCAGCAACTACACCGTCGAATTGGCTCAAGACCTCAAGGCCGTTCACGGATTGGATGCCGAAGCTGAACTCGCCAACCTCCTCAGCACCGAAATCCTTGCTGAAATCAACCGTGAAATCATCAAGACCATCTACTACGTTGCCAAGACTGGTTCAACTCAACGCGATCTTACCAACTTTGCTACAGGTGGCTTATACGATCTTGATGCTGACTCGGATGGTCGTTGGTCTGCTGAACGCTTCCGTGGCCTCAGCTTCCAAATCGAGCGTGAGTGCAATCAGATCGCCAAGGAAACCCGCCGTGGTAAGGGAAACTTCATCATCTGCGATAGCGATACCGCAGCTGCCCTCGCCATGTCTGGCTTCATGAGCCTCAGCCCAGCAATCATGCCACAACTCAACGTTGATGATACCCAAAGCACCTTTGCCGGTATCCTCAGTGGCAAGATTCGCGTCTACATCGACCCATACAGCCCCGCTGGCTACAACTTCTTCGTTGCTGGCTATAAGGGTGAGTCGCCATACGACGCCGGTCTGTTCTACTGCCCATACGTCCCGCTACAAATGGTACGTGCAGTTGATCCTAACACTTTCCAACCACGTATTGCCTTCAAGACCCGTTACGGCGTAGTTGCGAACCCCTTCGTTCTCAACAGCAACAACGTCCCAGACGCTGATACCCTCAGCCAAGGCTTGAACCAATACTACCGCATAACCTCGATTATCAACCTCCACGGTAACACCATCTAATAGATGGTAGGTTAAGGTAAGTAAGTAAACTCTTCGAGACCTCCCCAGAAATGGGGAGGTCTTTGCATTTACATAAATAATTTTATGAGTTGCATTCCAAACATCAACCCTCTATACAATAGCTACTTTACTTTAAGATTTGGTAGAGGTACCCAGCAATTTGAATTAAATTGCCAAAAAGCAAATTTACCAGGATGTACTGTTCCGGATACAAAGCAACCTACAATTTTTGGTACAACCGTTCCCGTTCCTACCATGCAATTCAATTATGAAACTTTAAATGTAGAATTCATAGTTGATTCAAATCTTACAAACTGGAAAAGTCTTTATTCTTGGATGAGAAACGTCGCCAATATTTCAACAGACGATACTTACAATCTTCCATATCAAGATTGGCACCATGAAGCAACATTAACTTTATATGATCCTGTTGCCAGTTGCCCGACTTTAACGGTAACCTTTAGATATATCTTGCCAACTAGACTGAGTGGTATAGTATTTCAAGCGGACAGCGCGGATGCAATTATTCAAAAAGCAACATGTAATTTTACTTTTTCTTATTACGAATTGAACCCAGACGCGCCAGAAGATTTAAAAAATCAACCTTAAAAATAATCCATAGGATTGTCAGACCATCCCTCGGCAGAATTGGGGTCCGCGTCTGGTTTAAAAGGTAGCTCAGAGCTGCTAGGATTGATTTTACGGCGTTTCTTCTTACGAGATGGCTTCGGGGCCTCTTTTGATTCCGGAAGGCTTATAGGGCTTTCTGGTTCGCTTTCTTCGCTTTCAGTTGCAGCCTCTTCTTCCTCAATTTCATCCAAAATTTCATTCATAACCCCATCTGCTTCAAAATTATCAATTAATTCGTTGACAAATTCTACAAAATCTTCGTTGTTAAAAAGATCATTTAAAAGTTTTAATCCGTTTTCTACCGATTCATGGCCTTCTGGCATTGAGCTGACAATAGTCGATGGATCATTTTGCATTGCCATAAAATAAATTTCATACATCTTTTCAAGATCCATTGCTGGTTGTCCGATGTAAAGTATGGCAGTTCTTGAAACGGATATTTCATGGCCCTTTATACTGGCCAAATAATTTGTTAATTTTACATATTCAACAATGTTGCCTTCTGGATCTTTACTGTTGTAAAGTTCCATCTTTGCTGGCAATTTAATTGTAATCTTGTCGGGCATTGCTTCGCATACCATCCCAATGAGTTCTTCACCGGTGATAAGCTTTACAACTCTGAGTACGCCCGAGAATGAATTCTCAGGAAGTGAATCGGACATATGTATGTCCTCCCTTCCCTATTATTTATCTTTTGGTAGTTCCATGGACACTATCTTGTAGTCAAACTTTTCTTTCTTGTATATCTTTATTCGTTCTTCGAAATGCTTGAATACGTGATTCTTGTATGACTTACCGCAAAGATCATCAACGATATCAAAAACCTTGAGTGTTTTCTTGCGGGCAGAGACACGCAAACCTCTACCAATGCTTTGCAGCAAACGGATTACCGACTTAGTAGGTGACGCAAAAATGATATTGTCAAGATTAACAATGTTGATGCCAGCACTAGTAGTGCCATAACTGGCCACAAGGATTGCGTTTTTTTCCGTGTCGATGACACGAC